TTGCTAATCATTCGCCTCTCAGTGTCACTCACAGGGCACTTGACAAGTATCACAAACTATGGTACAATAACCTTGTAGAGGTTCAGAAACCCTCCTAGTATCTTCAAGACTTATGCAGTTCCTTATCTACGACGATTCAGAGAATCTCAGAGCAACTTTCCAGTCCATATATGACATGGAGAGGTATATCGATGGCATTCGGAATGAACGGGGAGACAGTTACCCAAACACTCCGAGAATGTCGTGCTTCGATTATATCAAGTCGATCAAATGGTCTTGGGAATGTGTTGACAACTATGTGGAGAGTAAGGTATAATGAGAGGGAATAAGAGGGGCACTATGTAACACTCACTGGACAGTCACTAAGTATCACTGAGGGCAGTTAAATTTGCCCCCCTAAATGTTAAAAACGGCCACTACCCTAACCTACAAAGGTTCCCCAGAGCGTTTGAGATATTATTCGTTAAAAGTTTTCCACAGGTTTTAAAAAATTTTCTGAGGTAAAAAATGGACTCCAAGACCCGCGTAGAGCGACAGGACACACGTGTATGGGCAATAGAGCAATTATTGATCTTGGAGGGGTTTCTAGACCCTCGTATGTACGAATGCGCTGACTACTATGCGTCTGCGTATGCTTCTCAAATTCGTGATGATCTATATACACTATGGACTGAGTGGAAAAACGATAATCCAAGCAGTAATCCGCAGGTAATTAATCGACTGTAGCAGCATGTCCCATAGATTCACAACCAGACTTGAAGAAGACGATTTCGGAGATCTTATCCTTACGATACCATATGAAGTATGTGAGGAACTTGGTTGGGACATTGGGACGGAACTAGATTACGATATTACTGAAGACGGTACAGCATTTACATTACGCAAAGCAAACGATGAGTGAAGAGAAGATTGATTTTCTAAGAGATAACGATGAAGCACATCAAGTTATCAATATGTGTTTGCAACAGATTGGAGAACGTTTAGCGGCACTTGAGCAGTATGTACAGGGCATTCCTTTACAGGATGTAACAAAGATCATGTACAAACCAGATGGGTATGATGAATATTTGGATACGAAACAAAACTTTGATGAAATTTACCGACGATTGGAGGAACTGAAGGGTGGGGTGTAAAAACCAAGGCGATGTATGTGAGACAACGAATCATTGTCAGGAGTTTGTACCACTTGCTGCTGATCAGAAGGTAACTGTAGAGTTTACAGAATATCCAGTACCTGATTTACGCAGTAGTAATATCAATTTCAATATGCCACGCAGAGATGGCATTGCTGTGATGTATCCCAGTCTTCCAGTAACTACTAATACACGTACTGGGGGAACACCCAGTTCTGCCGCAATCTGTGGAAAAGTATCTCGTACTGTCAATTGTTTTGGTGCAGACGAGTATTACTATGGGTATCGACCGAATGAACTATCATTTGATTTGATGTTCTCGGATCGATTCTTCTCGTATTTGTACGATACCTCAGATGATGCTGGTCACGTTGGTATTGCTTGCTATTACTTGCAAACTCGTACTAATGCAACTACTGGGGGAACCCCTGATCCAGTAACAGGTGATCCCGATCCACCAGATTCCACAGANGAATCGACTGTCTGCAAACCCTGCACGGCATTTAGTTGTGCTCCTGCCAAGACTAATCTGACTTATACAGTCCCTGAGGGTAATATTACTGGCGACCCCGACGCGCCGCATCCCACACTCTATGGTATTGGCACAGACACGAATAAACTGTGCTTCTCCTACGTNTCGTTAAGTACCACATTACCTAATGGTGTCACTGACCTGGAGATGTCCTATGANGGTGTTACATGGACTGATGTATGGGATGAAGGTCAAGCACAGGGTGTAAACTATGACACGCCCCAAAACCCGTTTACCACGGGCGAGGACCCACTTGAAGATTTCCAGATCTATGANCTCGATAGCGGGACGAGCGCCACAGGGTTNCGAGTAAAACTTTCTNTCAGTGCTATTGCAGATCTAGATGCCCCTGACCCGCCAGGTCCCACGTTCTCTGGTGTAAGATGGCGTATTCTAGAGTTGATGACCCCTGGACAGGGTTATACGGCAGGTACAACGTTTGATTTATCGTTCCCCTATACCGATGTAAACGCTAATGTAGTCAATCTGACTGTAAAACTAAGGATTAAATCAGTTGGACCTATCCAAGCAGTTGGTAGTGCAGCAGGTTTTGACGTGTTGAGGATTGGTGATACNATCAATGGACACACAATTACACATACATTCCACACTGATCTGAATAATTTTCCGTATCACGTTGTTTATTTGGACGGAAATGGTAGTAATTTTACAAAAGACACTAATTATACCTCTAGTCGTAACCATGTAATCAGTGCAAAAGCAGGTTATGGTATTGTCGATAGGGCAATTTTGGTGGGAGTGTACGAATTTTTAGATAAATCGACTCAATTTACTACTAATTCCATTGCTCAGAACGCACCAAACGTTTTTAACGACATTTTTCAACCCGATGTATCGGTAACTATTACTAATGGATCGATTACAGGCACTACAATTAACCTTCCTGGCGTTGGATTGGACAAAGTTCAGGGTGGACAACCTACTTTAGGNATTGCTGGAGACCCTGCAGAGGGTGGAACAAAGGCAGAAGTGGAAGGAACGTTCGTAAATGGTGAGTTGACGGCAATTAAAATCGTAAAAGGAGGTTCTGGATACTCTGCAGACAACCCTCCACAGATTTATGTGAACAATACGTCGTATAGAACGACCCAAAGTGTAGACACTCCTGGTTATGATCCATCAAAAATTGACAATGCGCTAGAAATTTACGAAAAAATGCCTGATGGTCCTGCAAAACCGTCAAAAGAACGCTTGGATAAGATTCGAGCGGCGTATGAACTGCCCCCAACGCAAGTTTCTAACGCTCCAGAACCATCTTTTCTGCAAAAACTCGATCCAACGCGCCTCAGACTCGAAACCATGCCGCAAAAATCGTATTCTCAGGCGGCAGTTGACGAATGGAGAGCGAATGCGGGCAATAATGCTGATAATTCCGAGGATATTTCTAATTTGAACGTCCCAGAAGTCATTCAAGACAAACTTAAAGCGCGAAATGAGTATGAATTGTCTAATTTAGACAATTTTGGCGAAAAAATCACGCAAAAAGTGATTCCTGCTGAGCAAACTAAGCGCACAGCAATGGTTGAAACGGTTCAAGGACCATTTTCTGACCTTCCAGTTGCTTCAGAGTACACTAAATACATGATACGTCAGTTNAAACCTGATACTACACCCGATGTAAAGATCTCTGTCACTCTAAGTTGCGAGGTTGCTCAAGAAGGTTGTGGACACGTCCCCTGTTCCCCCGTAGGAGAGACAGGAGGCACTACAAATAATGCTGATGGAACTACCACTACAACGTCTTACAGCACCCTTGTAGGACCTCTGGGAGGCGGTTGCCAAAACTGGTCAGCATCAGGTGAGATTGATCTCTTGAATGATATGACTGGCACTACCTTTACATTAGGTCTTGCTATTGGTGAATACGGTAATCCTTACGAGGAATAGTACATATGGCGCACATCAATCAGAACTACGATAACTCAGGACCACAAGCTGCCGCACTTTTTATGGGTAAGTGCAGTGGACACGGAAGTGGTGGTGGGGGATCTTGGCATCCTGGACCTGGTGGCGGAACAATTTCACCTTGTGCGTGTGGAAATCTATCATCTGTGAAGCAAAAAGAGTATGCTGCGGGTCATGATACGATGGGACAGTGGAGAGCACACCCCCAAAGACCGTATGATGAACCGATTGTTGACAATGTGATTATTAATGGTAAAATACCTATCGTAGACACGGATCTCCTGACGTTGCATCCAACTCAATCCAAGTATATGGCAACCCGAAAAGCGGGTAAATGCGTAGTTGTTTGTCCCACTGATGCATGGTGGTGTCATAAGTATACTGGNAAGGANAATAGTGGCGGACGTGAGTCTGCTGCTGGTCACATTCGTAAATGCTTTGCAAGTACAAAGACCGTTTATATTGGCGGTAAACTTGCAGGTAGAATGGGTGACAAGTTAGGAGACCAGTCTACTACTTTCCCCTGCAGATCAGTTATCTGCGGATCTTCCCCTGATGTTATTATAGGAACTTAATTTATGGCAGCACGTTCAAAATCTTTGAGTGGTTCGTTGAATATCGAGACGAGACCCAAAAAGACGAGGCAGGGTTGTGGTCAGCATACCAAATATGCTGCTACATCTAGAAACAAAGCACGCAAGCGTTATAGGGGTCAGGGTAAGTAACTAAATAGTTTTGTTAAATCTCATCATGTAGATGGCATTAAAGACTATTACAAGTGGTGACTTTAAAAAATCTCGTGCTTTTGCGGATATTTTAATGTCATTCAAACGTAACCCCTTCACGGATGACGCAAGTATCGTGAGAAATGATAATGCCATCAAACAGGCGATCAAGAATTTGATTCTGACCACACCTGGCGAGAAACCTTTTCAACCCACCGTTGGTTCAAAGGTCATGGATATGCTCTTTGAACCTCTTGATCCTTTTACTGCAGATGCCGTTAAGGATGAGATCATAAATACAGTTAATCAGTATGAACCTAGGGTAGAACTAACAAAAGTTGATGTTACCGCCATTCCTGAAGGTAACAAGTTGAATATCACTCTTGAGTATAGAATCGTAGGGTTACCAATTGTGGAAACAATCGAATTTGTTTTACAGAGACCTGAATAATGCAACCGAATAACCTAACAGCACTAGACTTTGAGGATATCAAAGCATCTATCAAGTCATATCTGAGAACTCGTACAGAATTCTCTGATTATGACTTTGAAGGTTCTGCGTTGTCGTATCTGATCGACACTCTGGCATATAATTCTTATTATAGTGCCTTCAACGCTAACATGGCGATGAATGAGGCATTTCTTACCTCTTCTACTGTTAGAGACAATGTTGTTAACATTGCAAAACTTTTAAATTACACACCTAACTCAGTTACTTCTTCAAAAGGTTGTTTGAAAGTAACTGTACAAACTGTACAAACAAACGGAAGTTATCCTAGTTCGATTACCCTGGCAAAAGGTCCTGTTGCGACTGGGGGTAATTTTATTTGGAACGTTATTAATAATATTACGACACAAGTTGATACAACTACTGGTCTTGCTACGTTTGATAACCTATTAATCTATGAAGGTGCGATTGTTTCCTTCAATTACATTGTAAACACCTTTGCAAAGCAAGAATATACAATTCCTGCACAGGATGTTGATATTGCAACTCTGTCAGTTAGAGTTAGAGCGAATGAATCCGCTACTGCATCGGATCTTTACTCTAGAGTAGACAATATTACTGGATTGACCGCTACCAGCAGAGCATATTTCCTCTCTGAAGGTGAGGACATGAGATATCAGGTNAGATTTGGTGATGACAGTGTTGGTAGAGCAGTTACTGACGGTGAAGTCATTACTTTGGAGTATTTGACTACATCTGGAGCAGAAGCAAACGAAGTTCAAAGTTTCTCCTTCATTGGAAACATCACTGACTCTCTTGGAATTTCTTATGGTGCAACAGATGCTACTGTTGTTGTCAAGGATCGCTCCCAGCAAGGCGCTGCAGCAGAGTCGATTGAGTCTATCAAGTATAATGCACCCAGATACTACTCAGCACAGTCTAGAGCGGTTACAGCGCAGGATTATGCACTGATTACCAAGAGAGTGTACACCAATGCTGATTCTGTTGTTGCATATGGTGGAGATTCTTTGAATCCTCCTATTTACGGAAAAGTATTCATTGTTGTTAAGACAAAAACTGGTACAACTTTGAATGATATCACTAAAAAGCAGATTGCTAGTGATTTGAGACAATATGCCATGGCATCTATTGATCCTGTCATCATTGACCCAGACAATATCTACATNTACACTAAAGTTTTTGTGTTGTATGATACTGGTAGCGGATCAAATGCATCTACTATCAAAACTAATGTCCAGAATGCNATCAATGACTGGGCAACACAAACACAAATCAATAACTTCAACTCTACCTTTAAAGCACAGGATTATCAGCGAGCGATTACCCTAGCAGATTCTGGTATTAGTGACGTTTCTGTTCAAACTTCTCTTCTGAAGTATATTAAACCAAATACTAACCAAACTAACACTTATTGCATCTCTACAGGTAGTCCACTGTACAATAGTGCTCCTAGTCAGGATGCTAGTGATGGAACATGTAAGAAAGAACCTATCTTACTGTCTGGTTCCTTTAGAACGGCAGATCGTCCTGGTATTGATCAGTATTTTGAAGATGATGGGTTTGGTACTCTTAGAACTTACTACAACTCTGGCACCAAGAAAGTATATACGAACAATGCTGCAGGTACGGTAAACTACGATACTGGTGAAATTTGCTTCGGTCCCGTTAATGTTATCGGTGCTGGTGTCAATGTAACNAATGCTTCCAATACAAACATTACAGACACTGTTACTGGTGTTGGTAGTGTTGTTGATCCAAACTTACTGCCTACAGATCTTCAGATTCCCGTATTGTTCATTCCTGCTAACAGTACGACTATTCCTGCATCGACTCCTGGTACTATCATTAACATTATTAATCCTGAAGTAACAGTTTCTCCGATCGGCACAACACCGCCCCCAACAATCCCTCTAAATAGTTTGACGCCAAGCGTTTTCAACCAGACACCTGTAACAATCGATCTCGATGCGCTTACAAATACTGGTTCGTTAAACGATTCTAGTTGTTTTTAATTAGATGGATATAAATAAGGTTTCTAACGTCTCGTCTTACCAGACTCCAGACTTTATCGAGTCTGAGTACCCGCTTTTCAATCGATTTATAGAGTATTACTATAAGTCACAAGAAAAGACTGGTTTAGGTCAAAATATTCTCAATAACTTCCTTCAATATCTCGATATTGATAAACTGGATATTGGGATCCTGGACGGTGCTACAAAACTTGTAGAGACGTTAGCAATCGACGCTGATAATATCACTGTAGAGAGTGTTGACGATTTCCTTGAGACTAATGGATCGATTCTCGTCGGTGATGAAGTAATTTACTATGAGAAGACGCAACATGCTCCAAATATTGCGTTAAGTCCTGGNATTTCGTATGATCAGGTTAAACTGAAGTGGATTACCCTTCAGAATAATATTAATTCGTTTGATGGCACTACAGTAACCTTTCCTCTGGTCTCTCAGGACAATCCTGTTGGTCCTCCATCTGATCAACACCTCATTGTGAGAGTTTATGGCGAAACTCTTATTCCTGGTACAGATTATCAGGTAAACGGTAGCAATATCACTTATACAACTGCTCCTAGAGCAAAAACTGCTGCTGATGATGAGACTAGCACCAGTATTACCTATTTGAACGGTTTCGTTGAAAACACGATTCCTGCTCTGGATAATATTTCTAGTTCTTTCGGTGAGGGTGAAACTGCTTTCCCTCTGACAAGAAATAACGAAAAGTATGAACCTATTGCTGATGAGTATGTCATCGCAATTTATGATAATCGACTTCTTGTACCTAAAGTTGATTACTACATCGATAAAAACCTATTCATCTTCAAGACTGCTCCTCTGAACGGCAGATTCTTGTCGCTGTTCTCTATTGAGGCACCTATTCCCGATTTTGGTTCTGGTGCAAAGGGATTCTCTCGTGTTAATGCTGTAGGAGAGATTACTGGTGTATCTATTAACGATACTGGTAGTAACTATAGATTTGAATATCCTCCCAAGGTAACCATTGATGATGAAGTTGGTTCTGGTGCGTCTGTTAAGGCACTGGTCAATGGTATCAAGTCTGTAACACTGCTTGAAGGTGGTCTTGGTTATAGTGATACCAATCCTCCTACCGTCAACGTAGAAATTCCTACTAAAACTGGTTCTCAGGTTGCTAAACTCAAGGCAACTGTTACTGGTGGTAGTGTTTCTGCAATTGAAGTTCTTGATTCTGGTAGCGGTTACACATTTACTCCTAGAATTACATTCCAGCAACCTGGTGGAGCAAAATTAGCACCTCCTACCATGGTGGGCGGTTCTGTTAGTGGTACTATTACAATTACTAATCCTGGTCAGGGATATACTACACCACCCGTCATTTATATCGATGAACCCACTGGTACAGATGGTATTAGAGCATCTTTGCGTGCTGTTCTGACCGATGGTAAGATTACTAGCATTACAGTTCTCAATGCTGGTCAGGGTTATGAGGTAGTACCTAGAATTGCTGTTGTTGATCCTACTGGAGCACAAGTTCTTCAAACTAGAGTTGATGGCGATGGTCGTATCGTTGGAATTGAACTTCTCTCTGGCGGCAGCGGTTATAATGATGTTCCTTCTGTGTACATCGTTGATAACAGAACAAATGATGTCGGAACTTACATTGGTGGTAGTGGAGCAACCGCAGTAGCATCTATCTTCAACGGTCAAATCACTGATATTAATATTACCAACTTTGGTACTGGATATAGTGCAGATGCACCACCTACAATCGTTATTCAGTCTCCTTCGGAGGCAAAAGCGTCTGCTGACATCGGTTTAAACGAAGTTACGGGTTTTGAGGTTCTTCAATCGGGTAAGAACTACAAAAAAGCACAATTCCAAGGTTGTGCTAGAGCAGCGAGTGGTATTACTGGTTATACCGAAGATGGTAATGCTATTTTCTCAAATAACACTATTGCAGCAGCTGCAGCAATCGATGCACCTGTAAAATGTCTTGACGCACTATTTGTCAAGCGATTGCTCGATAAGTACACAGAACAGTTCTTNCCTGATGTACCTGAACTCGATTATAAGAAAATTGACGTTCGTACATCGATCAAAACGATCAAAGATTTTTATTCTGCAAAGGGTACATCTTTTAGTATTGCTTATCTGTTCAAACTTCTGTATGGTGAGACTGTAACTGTCTCCTATCCTAAAGATCAGATCAGTAAACCATCTGCAGCAACATGGTCTATTGATACCATCTTGCGTGCTACTTTAGTAAGTGGAGATCCTAGTAATATCAAGGATGGTCTCCTGCAACAGATTGCAGACATTGCAGATCCTAATATTCAAGCAGCAAGTGCTCTGGTTGAGAACTTCCTGTCTATTCAAACTTCTACAACAGAGATTTACGAACTTGCTCTGTCTGAAGAAACTATTGTTGGGACGTTTACCGTACCATATAAGACAAAACTTGCTGAACCTCTTAATACAACCGATTCAATCATTACGGTTGACTCTACTATTGGTTGGCCAGAAAGAAACGGTGAATTTGTCATTGGTGGCGGAGAACTTGTTCAATACAAAGAAAAGTCGCTGAACCAGTTCATTGAGTGTACTCGTTCTGTAAACAATGTTGTAGAAGATTGGGATTCTGCTACAGAAGTCACTTCTAATTTCACTGTTTACATCAACAAAGACACTCCTCAAGAAGTTGTCATGAACATTGTTGGTATTGTTGATGCACAGCAAACAACTCTTACTGACACTGGTTCTTACTATCTGCCTGGTGATAAACTGACTGTTTCTAAACTGGGTGGTACAGGCACCAACCCTGAACTGACTACTTGGTTGTATAACGTTAAAAAACTGGTTGAAGTATCCAGTATCACTTTTGGTGGTGTAAACAACCAGTCTGCAACTGTTACTTGTAATAATCCTCATGGTCTTTTGGTTGGAGACCAAGTTACAGTCTATGGTGCTAACCCCATCATCTATAATGGATCTTTCCTTGTTACATCAAGAGATAGTTCCACAGTATTCCAATATCAACTTCCTCAACCTGCTACCGTTGTTCCTCAGGGCAATATTTTAGTTTCGGTTGACCTTAACAAAGGTAAGTCTGATACTTCAGCAGTTCAAAACGCTATTGGACCTTATACCACTAACGTTCAGAACTCGTTCTTCAATACCAGTGAAGTTTATGTTGCATCTACTGGTATTCCTAACTATAAGATCGGTCCTTTCCCTGGATCCGCTCTTCTTCCTGGTAACCAGCGTAAACTGAACAGGTTCCCAACCTCACCAGTTACGATCTCTACAAAGAATGCTATTAATCCTGGTCCTATTGGAACATGGGTCAATGGTGTTTCTATCTGGTCGTATAAGTCTGAACTTACTAAAACATTTGGTGCTGTCACTTCAGTCTCTATCACTGACTCTGGTAAAGATTATGATGCTGCTTCACCTCCAACACTGACTATCGATGGTGGCGGTGGTACTGGTGCAACTGCAGATGTAACAGTTAATGGTTCTGTTAGTGAAATTACTGTCACTAATGGCGGTTCAGGATTTACCTCTTCTCCTCTGGTCTCTATCGTTGGTGGAGGCGGATCGGGTGCTGCTGCAACTGCAATTATNACCAAGGGCGTAGTATCTAGAATTCTAATCAATAGCGGCGGAACAGGATACACCTCTCAACCTTCTATTACTATTGTTGGTGGTGGTGGAACTGGTGCAACTGGTNTAGCATCTGTTCGTGGTCCTATCAAGACTGTTGACATCACCAACGGTGGTGCTTCTTATACCTCTAATCCTAATGTTATCCTGAGTTCTGGATCTGGTGCTGTTGCACAAGCGATTGTAAACGATGGTCGTATTATTTCGATTGCGATCATTTCTGCAGGTTCTGGATATACTACTGCTCCTGAGATCACTATTCAGGGTGATGGTTTTGGTGCGGTTGCTAGAGCAACTATTGACACTGACGGTGAGAATGCTGGTCGTGTTACTGGTATTGAAATTATTAACAGAGGTATTGGATACATTCAAGGTACAACTGTTATTAATCTGAACTCGATTGGACAGGATGCACAATTTACTGCAAACGTATTCCAATGGACTTACAACCTTCAAGAAACTTCTACGTTTGATTCTGCAAAGGGTGCTGTATTTGAAGGATACAACAACCAATATGGTGGTGAGTATGCTCACCTGTCTAATCCTCAGCGTCTGAGATATATTCTGGGAGATAACCTGTTTGAAAATAATCAGGGTCTAATTAAAGAACAGGAAGATCAACTAGCACACTCTCCTATCATTGGTTGGGCGTTTGATGGTAATCCGATCTACGGTCCTTATGGTTACTCTGATCCTACAGATCAATCATCTTCTATTGCTCGACTTTCTACTTCTTACAGATTGAAGGCAGAACTGGTACTGGATGTCGTTACTAACCCTAATCCTGTCAGAACTGCTGGTCCTCTTCTCTCTGAAGAACCAGCAGGTAAATTTGTAGAGGACTATGAATATTCTTTCGGTCTTGGTGATCTTGACCAGTATAATGGTCGTTTCTGTAAGACTCCTGAGTATCCAAACGGCAGATACTGCTACTTCGTTACTATCGATGCATCNGAAGATGGTAATGCTCTGTTCCCCTATATTCTTGGTCCTAGTTTCAACTCTGTAGTTGACACATGGAACCTAAAAGCAGATGCTATTCAGCAAAACATTCCTACTGGAGTTGTTCGTTATCGTGATCCTTATGAGAATGTTGATATTGATGTTGAGAGAGCACCCAATGCATCTACTAACTCTTTGACTTTGGAGAACGGCGATCTGCTGTTGTTTGAGGTAGAAGACGAAAACCGAGATGGTGTTATCACTCAAGATGAAATTGATGACCCCGATGGTGTTCTTGAAGAGTCTCCTTTACAACTCTTTGACTACTTCCCCACTGTAAAACTTGACTCNAAGGTTGATATTGAAGTTGAGACTATCACTAAGTTTGAAGACGCTTCTATCACTGGATTTGTTGTTGAAAACTCTGGTACAAGTTATCAGGTTGATGATAGATTGATCTTTGATAATACTGACACTGGTGGTAGCGGTGCTTCTGCACGTGTCTCTAGAATCAAAGGCGAATCAGTTCAATCTTATACGTTTGAGAATATTAGCGGACAAAACTTTGGTGTTCTGCAAACTAATGTTCCTCACAACCTGCAAGTAACAGATAGTGTATTCGTTGACTATACTCCAGTCATGGATAACACTAACAAGACTTTTGTTGTTAGACAATTCAAAGGTATTGAAGAAATTGTTATCAATCAGACTGGTTCTGGTTACAACGAAGATATTCCTCCTTCAATTATTATTGATGGTAATGGAACATCTGGTGACCTTCAAGCAGTAGTATCTGCTGTTGGATCTATTGATACTGTCAATATTCTTAATTCTGGTTCTGGATACACCAGCAATCCCAGAGTTATCTTGAGTCATCCTCAGATTTTCAAGAAGGCAGATTATTTTGTTTCTTTAATTGAGAATGAAGAAAATGTAAGAGTTAATGATGTCTTTGTTAATGATGACAAAGAGATCTATGTTTGCGGTAAAACTCTTGATACCGATGACAATATTGTTGGATTTGTTGCTAAACTGTCGGCAACTGGTGTTAAGGAATGGGAGAAAACTCTTGAACTGACATCTGGTGAACAAGACGTAGAATTCAACAAATTATATGTTGATGGTAAGAATATCTGGGTTGTTGGTACAAACAAACCCAACTCTGCAATTTTGGCAACTTATAACCCAGATGTTATTCTTGCCAAGTATGTTGAAGCATCTAATGGTCTGAGTGCTACTCTTGATTTCCAAAAAGGTTATGCTGGTATCTCTGGTTCGTCTAGATCTGATAATGTTACAGCAATCACTAAGTTCTCTGACACTAGAATGATTATTGGTGGATACACCAATACTAACTCTGGTAATCCCTATGATGCATACTTAGCACTGATTGATACAACTGGTAGTTTTGCAATTAAGAGAAAACTTGCTTCTACCAGTGATTCTGAGAAGATTACTGATATTGTTGTCAACAACGGTGAAATTTACTTCACCATGGAAACAGCAGATACTCAGTCTTCTACAGCAATCAACGTTTCCTATGGTAAGGCGACTGTTGGCACTAACTCTATTGATGTTGCTTGGATTAATGAGTTCAGCAATGTTGGATATTCCTTCCTCAACGCAAGTCTTGCAGTTGACGAGTTTGATGAACTGTATATCACCTCTACTCTGAGAGCAAAGAGTGATAATACGACCAAAGACAGTATTTGGGTTGGTAAAGTTAGCACTACTGGAAATCTTCTTTGGAACTATAGATATCTTGCTCCTGGTAGAGATGTTACCTGTGTCGGAAAATCTGCTATCGATATTTTCGGTGATCTGAATGTTGCGTTCAGCAGAACCAATAATACAACAGGTCTTAAGACTGTTGACACCATGAAGATTGGTTATAATGGTATCGTCAAGAACCATACCACCAACCAATTCAATAAAAATAGAATTGAAGGTATTGAAGCAACAACTCTCACCGTTGATAAGTCTGGTGATGCATACATCTTCGGTCAGACTCAATGGAATCGTAATGAGTTCCTTCTTGAGTTTGCTACAGATGCATCTGACACTATTGGCAACTATACCCCAACTTTAGTTGGTACTGGTGCAACAGAAGCTCTTACTATCGTTGGTGATGGTATTGCTAANATCTTCGCTAGAGATGTTGCAACTCCTGCAAACTGGGTAAATGCTTATATTCAAGTTCCCTCTTCCGAACTTGGTGCAAAGTTAGGTGCTGACTGGACTCTTGAGTTCATGCTTTATCACGATGCAACTAACTCTGATACACACAGTCAAACACAACAAACTCTTGTTTCTATCGGTGATGCTGCTGAAGCAACAGGTGGTCTTTGGTTGTACTACGATCGTGGTAATGGTAAGTTAGAACTGGTTGTAACTAATAACACAACAACAATTAATGCTGCAGGTGGTGCTCAGCAGTCTACATTGACTACAATGTTCGCTGATAATACTTGGCAGTTTGTTGGACTGAAGAAAGAGGGTGATGTATTCACCGTGTATATCAACGGTATTAGTGTTGTTACTGCTACTGTTGCTAATACTTCATTGATTAGCAAAAACCTTCGTATTGGTCAGATTTCTGGTAGAGATGGCACTCCTGGTAGTTTCCGTTCTAACGAGCAAGGTCAGTATTATGTTGATAACTTAAAACTGAGAAATCGTGCAATCAATCCTACAGTACCTTCTGATGTTACCAACTTGCCTTCTTCTGGCGATTTTGCTCTGGCATATACTTGGACTGATACTGCATTCTTCACTGCATACAACGATGTCTATGATTACATCGATTATGTTGGTTGGGGTCTCAAAGTAGATAAAGATGCTGATGCAGCACGTATTGGTGATCAGGGTGTTCAAACTGATACCCAAGTTGGACTTGTAAGAACTGCTGTTACTCCTGTAACAGGATCTGCTCTTACTGTAACTAGCACTGGTTTTAGTCTTGGTCTTGCGGGTCTTCAGTCTCTTGACTTTGATGATGCAACAACAACCATGACTGAGGACACAGAGTCCTTAACATATAAGAAGGATATTTGGAGCTCTAGAACTGCTACTGTTCCTTCTCCTGGTTCTCAAAAACTGAAGGTTACTGCAGTAGTTAAGGATAGATATTACTTCAAAGTTACCGATACTGTAAAGATCGATAACGTTCAAGAATTGACAATCAATCAGGCGTTTAACTTTACAGTAGGTACAAAATTAGTTCTTCGTAACGGATCTAGTTTTGTTAACAGCGGATATATTACTAGAATTGATAAAGAAAACAATAAGGTTTATGTTGCTGTAAACAATAATCTCTGGTCTAACGATCTGAATACTGGCAATCTCAGCACAGAGCAGTTCAGTGAGCAATCTACTTACGGTATCGTTGGTCCTATTCCTAATGACATCAACCAGATTGATAGTTACACCTTCCCTGAAGTTCTGAATACAACTCCTGGTACATTTGACATTGATCTTGACGATTATAACTTAGACGGCACATACAATGCTGGTGGTGGTCAGAATTTAGATTCTTTCGCTAAATTCAAACCATATTCTGATGATGATTATTCTGTAAGAATCGATGAAGTATCTGGTTCTTCTGCATTCATTGTAGGATCTGTTATCACACTGAATAGTGGCGATGTTTCTTACAATGCTGCATACAGCACGATCAATATTACTGGTCTGACAGGTGTTCTTAAGATTACCTTGATCACGAACCTTGATAAGATTCTTCAGGTTACTGCTCGTGCAAANACTGATGAAGTATACATNATTACNGATACCAGACATTACCTGTCTGCTGGAGACATGTTGTATGTCGATGGTAACCCATCTCAAGAAATCANCAATGTTGTATATGATGAATATGACGGTTCATTCCCTGTAAACAACGTTATCAGTCCTCTTGAATTCACTTACAAACTTCCTCAGGCAGCAGTTTCTGATCCCGCTACTTCAGCATCAGATGTAAGCATCTTTATTAAGTCTCCTGTTCTGAAGATGTACTATGGTCACCAGTATCTGTTTGACCTGAGTCACTCTTCCATGGCAGGTGGTAACTTGTCCTTCGCTAAGGATAACCTCTATAAACTGGAATATTCTTTCAACTCTATTGAGCGTGTTGGTACACCAGGTGTAACAGGCGAAGGTTCCCCTACACCTACCGTTAAATTCAAGGTTGATGAAGATGTTGTTACCAACATCTCTTACTACTTCGATCCTTCTAGAGTTGATTCCAACGATTCTCCTATCATTCAAGGTAGTTATCTTGACGTTGTAGATTCTCCTTATAAGGGAACGTTTGAAATTAGTGCTGTTTCTGGTGCAACTATTACTAGAGGTGCTGATACCTTTAAGTTCCCACTTCTTAACGAACCNGAAGGNAANGCNGATGTCTCCAAAGCAACTTATGCTACAAGTTCTAAGAGAGCAGTTGGTTCTATTTCCGATATTCGTATCGTTAATGCTGGCGGTTTCTATAACAGATTACCTGTTGTATCTGGCATTGAATCTACAAGACAAATTGAACGTGTACAAATCAACGAACCAGGAACTGAATATGCAGTAGGAACTTATAGTGGCGTTCCTATCAGTGGCGATGGTGAAGGTGGTTTGGTACAGATTACTGTTGCTGATGGCACTGATGCTAAAGGTACAACCATTCCTGGACAGGTTCAATCGGTTCTTGTTACTTCTCCTGGTAAAGGATATACAACTGCAACTGTTGATATTGACTCTGTTGATGGTATCCTTGGTGCTGGTTTGACAGGATCTGGTGCTGAAGTTACAGTTGTCATTCCTTCCTTCGGAACGGGTGCGTCTATCTTTACTGTTGGTGAAAATGTCGGAAAAATCAAAAAGCTCAAGAATAACAATTTCGGTTACGATTATCCTCATGACTACACGCTCCGTCCTGAAATTACTTTCCCCATCAATGCTCAGTTAACATCTACTAGCATTCTGGATAGTATTACAGTTACGGATCCTGGTTCTGGATATTCTCAGGCACCTGCTGTTGTCATCACTGGCGGTGGTGGTACTGGTGCAACTGCTGAGTCTACTATCAAGAATGGTCGTCTCGATAAGATTGAAGTCAAAGATCCTGGTGCAGGATACTCTTCAACTCCTACTGTTGAATTGAAGTCTTCGTTCAACTATGTTGTCAACCTTGACTTGGGTCTGCTTCAGTTCTCCTTCCCTCATGGTATTACCAACGGTGCTGAAATCACTCTGAACGTTGTAGATACTGGCGATGGTGCTGAGTTCCCAATTGCAGCAGGTGCTATCGGTAGATTGAATGGTAACACAACATATTACGCTATCACTGGTGCTGCTAACTCCTTGGAAGATGATCAGTTAAAGATCGCTATTACTTCTGCTAACGCAGAACTGGGTGATTCTATTACATTTACTAATGCTGGTAATGGTCGCCAGCAAGTTCTGACCACATCTTTTGGTGGTGCTGCAACTGCAAACGTTATCACTTCTACCTTCCTTGAGGGTGAATTGGTCTATCAAGGTGATACCTTTGAGACTGCAACTGCACAAGGTTATGTTTCTACAAACAATGGTTGGCAGGTTGGTCCTAGAATTGTTAAAATTGTTGACTACACTGGTGAGTTCCAAGAAGGTAGCAATGTAACTGGCGTTATCTCTAAGTCTTCTGGTACTATTAGTAGTTTGAAGATTGCTAAGGGTGTTCTGGACGTTGGTTCTATTACCAAAACAACGGGTCAGTTTATTGATGACGTTGGCAAACCTTCCGAGATTATTCAGAAGATTCAAGACTCCTACTATTATCAGGACTTCTCTTACGCTGTTAAGTCTGCTGTATCTATTAGTGAGTGGAAAGATATTCTGATTAAGAACGTTCACCCCGCATCTTTCAAGGTATTCGGTGAACTGAACCTGAATGAGTATGGTTTCGTTCCTAATAAAGAGACATTCTTCCAGTTAACTAAGTCTGTTGAACTTGCAAGAGAAGCGACTGTTCCTAACATTCAAAGTTTTGCTCTGGTTGAACCTGTATATACTGCGTTTAACAATACTGAAGTTCTGTTCCGTCAGAAGAGATTGACCTCTTCTGAGAACATTTTGACTTCTGTTGTACAGCGTATTGATGATATTGCTAACTTGTTTGATGGACAGAGAACCGCGTTCCCACTGACAGTTGATGGTACTACTGTTGTTGCGAACGCCAACCAACTCATGATCATCTTAAATGGTGTTGTTCAGACTCCTAATACATCATTTGAAATTATTGGTGATTCCATCGTCTTTGCTGAACCTCCTTCTCCTCCTGCAAGTGTTAAGTATGTAAACGTATCGATTCAACAAATCAATACTTTCAAATTTACATTCGAGAATGTCAGTGGTATTGAACCTTTAGTTGGTATGACTTTGGTCGGTACACAGTCTGGTTCTAGACTCACAGTAACAAGTGTTGTTGGTGATGGTTCTGGCACTGGTGGTATCTTTGGTTTCATTGAGCAAGGTAATGTTGGTGTTCCTCAGTCCCTTGATAACTCAACTCTGACTGGTGGCAGCGGATACACCGATGGAACTTATGTTGCTCAACAAACGTCTTCTTCGGGCACTGGTATAGGTCTTACAGTTGACTACACTGTAGCAAGTGGTGCAGTAACAAGTGTCACTATTACAACTCCTGGCGTTAGTTATGTTGCTGATGAAGTTATTTCTATCGGTGCTGGTACTCCTGATCTTTGGGAAGCAGGATATGGATTTGAATTAGGAGAATTGATTACTAATGGTAATCATGTATATCAAGCGGCAGCAGCAATCCCTGCTTCGCAAGCTGCTCCTGTTCATACATCGGGCACTTCTGATAATTGGACACGTATTGCAGCAGCAGGAACTAACTTTATTCCTGGATCTGACGGTAAGTTGACAAGCACTGTCTTTAGTGGAACTCCTGCAACTATTGAGATTGGAACTGCATCTGGATTCAGCGTTGCTGAACTCTGTACAGTTGGTGCAACTGGATACGCTGCTAACCTGGAGTCTATTTCTCCTGTTACAAACTTGGGTCTGTTTAACTTCAATGAGCAAGTTTCAAACCTGGATGGTGATATTGCAGTTGTTGAAGAAGTCAACCTCGAAACTGGTGAGAATACACCTATTGCTGAACTGAGATATACCATTGGTGCTGGTACAACTTCTATTGAAGTTAAAGATCCCGATGCTGTTGCAGATACTTTTGTTCCTGCAAGTGAGTTTACTGTTGGTGCCAACTATCAGTTAGGTTCTGAGATTTTCAGAGTTGATAGTGTCACTGTTGGTACTGAATCTACAGTTCTTGGTGTTACTAGAGGTGTTCTTCAGACTACAGCGATTGCTCACCAAGAGGATGCTCCCATGTACAGCACGGACATCCAAATCACTAATGAGTTGGCATTGAGCAAGACAGTTGGTACATATCAGTCTAAACCTGGTCTGTATGACATTCAACTCAATGACGTTATTATTGGTGCTTCTTCTGGTGTTGTTGCGAGAATTACTGCAACCTCTGCATATCAGGATCCCGTTACCAATGAATTCATTGAACAGGTTAATATTTCTGATGGTTCTTCGTTCTTCGGTCTGCTCTTCAACAGATTGACTTCTCAGACATATCCTAACATCGTTCTTGACAACATTTCTAAGTCTCAAATCAATATTGTTGATTTTACAGATAACTCAAGTGATTTTGATTCTAAGTTCCCTGGAAACGAGTTCATTAGCAACTATGTCATTCCTTATGACAATGCTGTAGGAACTTTCACTGCTGGAGAGAACATTCGCAACTATAAGATCGATTATAGTAACGTCACTGGTGTATTCTCTGGTAGCGAAGATCTTGTTACTAGAAAGGTCACCTTCGACGACAAGCAAGGTTCTGGATTCCTTCAGATCGGTCAAATTATCAGAACTACTGATACTAAGGGTGAAGTTATTGGTTATAACCAGGCAAGAGGTAAGATCTACATTGGTAAGATTGGTAGAACACAATCCACTGGTGCAGATTATTTCACATTCACTTGGACTGCTGGAGCGTCACTCAACACATATCATAAGAAGTTTGGAAGTGCCTCTTTGGCACTTTCTCCTGGTCTTTCGGATCATGCTTTCCAGAGTGGTGTAACTAATGCTATCACTGCTGGTGGTGGTGCTACAGGTTCTTATACTGCCGCTACAGGCACTACATATGATCCTGCAACAGGCACGATGGTTATCGAGATCGGTAATCACACTCTGACCACTTCTAACACTGTAACGATCGCTGATGAAGGAATCGTATTCAGATGTTCTCAAGATAACAACACAACAAATAAAGCATACCCAAGAGCAACTGATCCTGCATCTGGAACTGCTCGTAACATTACTGCAGTTACCTCTACAACGATTACAATAAACGTTGGTGCTGTTCCTGTTGATGAATACGTTACTTCAACGTCTTCTGGCGAACTTGCACTTGGAACTGGTGCAATGACTAAGGAACTTTGGGTCAAACCTTTTGCTGTTTCAGTCACTGGCACCAAGACACTCCTTGATTTCCGTGCTACATCGACAGATTCGCAGCGTGGTCGTCTGTATCTTGAAGCGGGTCAAGTTCGCTATAACGTCAATGGAGTTGATATTGTAACTTCTGGTTTGACTACTCTTTCTGATAACGTTTGGTATCACATCGCTATCGTTCGTTCTGCAACCACTGCTGGTGGTATCAAACTGTACATTGATGGCGTTGAGAGAGGATCGGGAACTGATGCAACTAATTATTCGGGTGCAAATGTTAGAATCGGCGCTGATCTCACTGGCGCAAATATCTTTGCTGGATACATTGATGAGATTCGTGTTTCTAATACTAACCGCTACACCGCTGCATTTACTGCTCCTACAGGAATGTTCCAAGGTGATGCAAACACTAAATTGTTGCTTCACTTCGATGGTTCATATGGAGACGCCTATGTTGCTGATTGGTCTGGTAGTGAGTCCTTCACGAATGGTGAAGAATTCAATAACGATGTAATTGCTGCAACCTGGAGAGCAAACTCTGCCAACCTGCCTGCTGGTTTCGCTGGTAAGACTCACAGATACTATGATGCAGCAGATCTGCTTGAGAGAAACAAAGATATGCTTGCTAAAGAAGTTGTCGCACAACTTCAAGCACAGTATCCATCACTCACTATTCCTGGTGGTGCAGTCAATTGTGAAGATGATATTCGTGATGTCTGCTCGGCACTGGTTGAAGACCTTCGTAATGGTTCTAATAGTCATATCTGGGATGCTTCGGCACTTTATGTCGATAGATCTTCGACTCCTGTTACCTTGCGCCATATTGAGACTGAAATTACTGAAACTGTCTGGGCATACGATAGGTTGAAGGCACTGCTGCCATTTATCACAAATAATACTCCTATCAATATCACTGGTTCTCATGGTTTGAAGCAGAGATATGATGTTACTATTACTGATTCTAATAATAATACATTTACAACATACACCCCATCCGCAGCAACATATGATCCTGCAACTGGCGATCTGGTTCTTACCATCGGCACCCACTCTTTGACAACTCAATCTCTTATTACCATTGAGCGCGAGTCTCTCGTCTTTACTTGTGCTGATGATGGAAATGAAAGACAGATTGCATATCCTGACAAAGGTAATGTCGATGTATATGATCAGGTTCTGAAACCCACTCAGTATGATGCAACTACAATCACGGTTAACGTTGGTGCTTCTCCTGCTAACCAGCAATATGCACACACATTTGTTTCTGCTGGATCTGGTGCTGTTAGACAACTGAACTACACCGCTAATGATTGTCTTGATGTTAATGCTACGCTTGGTAACCTCATTGATATCCTCACTGATACTCTTGAGCAAGCAAATGCTGGTACTCCTGTTGATCACCTGGGCACCATCACTAGAGTTGAACCTGCGTATGAGTTCATCGGTGGTGCAATTGATGCATTCTTAGAGGTTCCATTCACATCAACTTATCATGATGCAACTGAAGATGAACTGTATACTAATAGAATTGATGCTTCTTCTCGTTACAGATTCCGTGATGCTGCAAATCTAATCAACGCCAACTCTCCCGTTATTGTTGATAAAGCAGCAGCAGATATGCTGACCAGATATCCTGATCTGGCAACTGAGATGCCTAGAAATACTACATTGACTAGCGAAGGTACTCAAAGCACTGCTGGTACAGATCGCTGTAAGACTGACCTGGCATTGATTCTGCAAGCAATCTCGGATGATATTCGTGATGGTGGTAACCAGAAGAGTGTTGAGGCAGCAAGTTTCTACCTCGACAACAATAACGAACTACAGCATATTCGTCTGCAAGTTTGGCAGTCTGTATATGCTCACGATCGTCTTGCATTCTATGCTAAGCAAGCAGTCACTGGCGACCTGACTTATGATAATACTGATAATATTATTGTTGGTGATTGGGGTATCACAAATGATCCTGGCGGTTGTGCAGATGTCAAGTCTGCAATTGATACTCTAGTAACGACGATCAATGATATGATCGCTCCTACTGGCAATGATTTTGCTATCGGTGGTGATAGACTTTACTTTAACAAAGATTATATCGCTGAAGAAATTATTGGTCGCACCAATGAGTATCTGACATATAATGTTGAGGGTCAAAATATTACAGTTTATAGTTTCGATAGTGCTAAATGTGAAAGAGATATCAAGTTGCTCATCGATGCAATTATCTCCGATCTTCAAACTGGCGGTACTAATAGCACCATCAGAAACATGGAGAAGTATCTCGATGCAAATGGTATCTTGAACTATATTGAAGAAGAACTGCTTCCTACAATCTATGCCTTTGAGCAAATTAGAGATCTGGGTGAAAAAGCAATTCGTAATCTCTTGTATGCTGGTGGAACTACTGTAACAGGTGATCAGTATGCTGCAGGTTATACTGATGAGTCTGCTTATCGTGATAGTGAGACTCCAGTCAACATCGATGAAGTTGTTTGGAGACTTCGTGATCTGGTTGATATCGTCACTAATGGTCTCAATCCTGGCACGGATCTTGCACGTGATGCAGTTAGAAACTTCTACTACAACCTGAGATACTATCAAAATGAAATTGGCGCAAGAGTCAACTCTCAGTTTGGTCCTAACACCTGGATTTATGATGAGTTCTTACAAGAAACTGCAAACAATATTGCAACTGACGTTCTCACCACACCTAGAGAGTTCACTCAAGCTAGAACAATCAACCTAGCAAATATCAACGGTGATTTCCAAGTCGGTGAAACAATTAATATCACTGCTGGTGGAAGTGGTAGTGCAACAGTTCTTGAATTTGATAGACCAAATCAAACGCTGTATGTCGGTGATGTTACGGGCAATTTCTCGTACAACCAGACACTGACTGGTGCTACTTCTGGTGCAACTGCACAAGTTGCGTCTGGTCAGGGTTCTACATTCTTCGGTGGAAGCAACTCCTATATCAGAACAACCAACTCCTTCTTGCCTGAGATTGGTAATGGTACGTTCACTATGGAAGCATGGATCCGTCGTATTAGAACGGATAGTTCCTTCATTGTTTCTGGTTCTAATCAGAACAACTTCAACTTCTATATTGGCACTGGTACGAGCAATATTGGTTTCTGGGCAGGAAATACTTCTAACTGGATCAACCAGAATAGTTCACCTGTTCCAATGGATACTAACTGGCACCATGTTGCTATTGTTAGAGAAGGAACTGGCACAAATGAGACTGCTCTCTACGTTGATGGTAAACTGGCACTCTTTAGCACCATTAGCACATTCTGGAACAATTCTGAACTGCTATACATTGGTGGTAATGTTTCCAATAATGAATATGCAGACGGTTACATTTCCGATTTCCGTATCACAACATCTGTTGTATATACAAGGAATAATGAAACTACTATCGGTACACAAATGTTCTCTCCACCAGCGAGAGCATATGTCGCTGGTGATGATGTAAACACACTGATCTTAACTACTCAGGGTACTCCTCTGCAGGATAACGGTCCTTCGGCAAGAGCGTTGACTATCATTAACGCTTATCCTAACCCCGTTTCTCCTTTCGGTTTCTTCCCTGGTATTTCTAGTGCATACAACTGGTTTACCACACCTAGCAACGTTGAGATTCTTGCACAGGCAAGAGCAACTCAGTCTCCGATTCAATCGGGAACTCCTTCTACTAATCTGTGGACAAATCCTGAGAATCTACCTACCAGTTATTCCTCTTATAACGTTGGTTGGAGAACAAACTTCGCTGCTGCACCTGATGGCACGATTACTGCCGATAAGATGTATGGAACGAGTGCAAATGCTCAACACTTTGTATACAGAAATTACAATCTGACTGCTTATCAAACGTTTGATAGCATCAGTGGTAATCCTGGTACATACAGATTCTCGGGCGCAAATGAAACATTTGACTCTGGTTATCCTGGTATTACTGAACAGCAACAGTTCACTCTGTCTGCATTCTTCAAGAGAGCAGAACTTGATACTTTCAACTTCATGTTCTCCTTTGACCAACAGACTAAGAATATTAACTTCAATGTGAACTTGACCACAGGTACTATTGAACCGACTTCTGTATCCAGTAGTCCTGGTATTACCCTTGATGATTATGGCATCACTCCTGTTGGTAATGACTGGTTCCGTGTACACGCAACAGCATCCTTCGGTTATGGTATTCAGAATGCCTATATGGACTTTGCTCTGAGCAATCGTGCTGTCGCGCCTATCTACAACCAGAGAGGTATTTACATCTGGGGTGTTAAACTGAATCAAGGTCCTCTGGATCCTTATCAAGCAGTTTCTGGTCAACTCTTCTATGCTAACTCTGAATATAATATCAAGACGTATGCTCTGGATCTACTCCAGACATTCATGATTCAGGCGTTGGACGATACTCTGACGAGTCCTTCTGGAACATCGAGTTCTGAATCCTTCTACGGTGATGGTGCTGGTAATGCATATTATCACGGTGCTTCTACTCTTTATAGTACGGAAGAGTTCTCGCAGTTGATTCGTTACGGTCTTGCGATTATTAAAAATCAACTTGGTGATGATACTTACTACACAAATATCACGCAAAATAATGGCGTTGGATTTGGTATTAAGACTTATGGTGATAGAGATCTTCCCGTAGGTATTAGAGGTGGTCTGCAGCAGGCAGATTGGATTTATAGTCTTGGCACGGATGCATATGCTGAAATGTCTCTCCTCACCGAGAATAAGGGCGAAGTTGTTCAGGTCTACCAGAGATTTAGAATTGATGGTGATATTACTGATGGTCCATTCACCATGGGCGAGACTGTTAGCAAGCAGGGTGCTCCTTCAATCACTGGTGTTGTTTATGGATTCCATGAAGATGAGAACTTCAAGTATCTCGATGTTCGCGTTACCGCTGGTCCTTGGGCAATTACTGACAACATTGTCGGTGGTTTGAACAGCACAACTGCTCAAATCAGTCAAATTGAAAATCGTCTCCATATCATTGATCTTAAGGGTGGATTTACTGACGATATTCCTTTCCTCGGGTACGACTCGGGCGCGACTGCAACACCTACAACATTCCTGAAGAATGAAGCATCTGTCATTGATAATAGTGGTGGCACACTGACTGTTGATACTGAATCTCTAATCGGTACTTTCGAGAAGAATTCGGTTGTATATCCTGCATCTTCTAAGAAATATATTGAGGTCAGCAAGATTGGTGGACTTGATATTAAAGTTGGTGATCGTATCGCATCTGATGGTTACATTGAGTTGGGTGTTTCTGTTAACTCTCTGAACAATACATTCGTCGTAGGTAACAGACTTTACAAGGTTGTTAATAACATTCAAGTTACGGATGTTTACGGCATCATCACTGAACTTGATCTTGATAACAATAAGATTTACGTCACCATGGTTCAAGGTGCTTTTGCTAACGGAGACTTCGTTGGTGACTATGGAACTTCTAGTTTCCCTGAAGGTTTTGCACAGATCAGTACCTTGGTTAATGTTGCTGGTGCCGCTGCTGCTCGCGTACAAGATATTCGTCAGAATGGTCTTAATAAGCGTCTCTATCTTACAGATATCGCTGGTACATTCTCTTCTAGAGATGCTATCAAGGGTGGCGATCAATATAAATCTTTCGTTCGTGAGATTGTCGAACTCAAGGCACGTGTCAAGCGTTCCTTCAGAGGATTCGATGGTGTACAAACTACCTTCGATCTGACTATCGAGAACGGCACTTCGTACCTGCCTGATCCTGCTGGTCACCTGTTGGTATTCATCAACGGTATCCTGCAACCTCCTGGCGCAACTAACGCATTCACAGCGTTCTCTAACAGGATTCAGTTCACTGAGGCACCTGAACTTGGTTCTTCCTTCACTGGATTCTACATCGGTAAACTGAGACAACTGGATGATATTTCGTTCGAGTTTGATTCCTTACGTCAGTCCTTCAACCTTAAGCGTAATGAGGTCTTCTATTCACTCACGCTTACTGAAGGTGTTCAGTCCAGCGTCATTAGACCTGAGAACAACATCATCGTCTCGCTCAATGGTGTTATTCAGGAACCTGGTGTTGGTTTCGAGATTGTTGGTTCTAGAATCATCTTCTCTGAAATTCCTCGCGTAGGTTCCACATTCGTCGCGTTCTCTTACGTTGGTTCTGAAGCAGACGTTGAC